TCGGGTAAAACTATTTTATAAAAAGGTATTGAGTTAACAAATGTTTGGTTATAAACTTTTGTTGTACCAGCTATAATAATACCAGTTTTTGTTAATAAATAAGCACTAATATTGTTATTAATAAAAATAGGTATTTTTGTTCTATCAACATTACCTGAAATATTTGTTGCTGAAGCAAAATCAACATCATATAATAATTCGTATGTATTTTCACCGTTTGATACTTGTGTACCAGATTTAATAATAGGTAGGTATCTAATATCTTCTTGATCGCCATAAGCAGGTACTTGAACCGTAAACTCCACAACAGCTACGGCAGACGATTTTGTAGGTAATTTAAGACCATAAGTCTTAGCTATGTTATATAATGATTGTTTTTCCTGTGCATAGTCTAAAACGGTCTCTTGTAAAGCCCTATCGATTTGAAAGTTTAAGTTATCAGCGATAGCGGCATTTAAATCTAAAAATACCGATAATATTGATGCGTCATTAAAGCTTTGTACAACTTCAGGATAATATTGTTTAATATAGTTTATTTGCTCCGTTTTTAATGCAGCGAAATCTCTTTTACTATAATTTATTTGTCTATTTGCCATTTTATACTGTTATTGATAATTTATCGCTCGTTGAAAATGTTTTAGAGCTTATTGTGTAATCTAAATTTATTCTAATTTGATGTTCTTTTTCAGTGTTATTTAAAAATTCGGTTTCATCCCCAACTTTTGTGATATTAATAGCATTTAATTTTAAATTCGGTATGTATTTTTCAACAGCATCTTGAATTTCATTTTCAATCTTACCAAGAGTTGTTTCATCAAGTGGTTCGAATATATACTGATATAAATTTGTACCAAAATCTGGTAAATAATATCTGGAACCTCTTCTTGTTAAAAGAAGGTGTATTAGCATAGATTTTACCTCAGCTTCTGGTATACTGGTCAAACCAACATAATCCCCACTATTTGATTCAGTGAAAGGAAAATCAATACCAAAGGTTTGTTTTTTAATTGCCATATTCTTTATTTATAAATATCGTAATAATTTATTTTTTGTAAATAAAAAAAATCCCGCCAATGTGACGGGATTCCAATAATATCGATATATTAATTATGAACTACATCCAAAACAATCAAATTGACTATTTTCTGGTTTAACCGCTTCAAGAACTTGTATCGGTTCTGGTTTAGGTGTAACAGCAGTTGGTACTTCGGCATTTGGTACGCTAATTGCTAAGTGTTTTGCCCCTGTTGAGATAGCTTTTGTTCTAACATAGTAACAAAGTGATTTAAGACCTCGTTTCCAAGCCCAGAAGTGACTAGATGATAGTTTCTGAACTGTTGGTGCCTGGAAATAAACATTCATAGATTGTGATTGATCAATAAAAGGTGCTCTATCTGCGGCCATATCAATTAACTCTTTCTGTGAAACTTCCCAAATTATTCTATATTTTTGGATTAAATGTTCAATTCTCTTAATTTTTTTCTCGTAATGTTTATCAGTTGTATCCAAAAACTTATTAAAATTAATATTTTGAATAGAACCTTCGTTCATGATGATTTCATTTTTAAAAGCTTCTGACCAAATACCTAAATCTTCAAAATCTTCAATCAAGTATCTATTAGCGATTAAGAACTCACCACCAACAACTCTTCTATTGAATAGGTTAGAAGAAATAACCTCAGTCATCTCATACGAACCTGTAATTTTAGCTGATGAAGCAACTGGCATTTGTGCCGTAAACAAACTATTACAAATACCGTGTTCTTTTACCGAACCTTTTAAAGATTCCCAATCCCACATTAATTCACTTTGGTCAACACCCCACATATCAAATTGGAATATACCTTTTGACATTGGAGATCCTTTGAAATGTTTGTAAGGTTTGTACTCACCAGTTTTACACAATTCATTACTTTCGGTTATAGCTGCAAAGTAAATTGTTTCAAATATTCTTTTATTAAGTTTTTTAGCCTCTTCAGATGTAAACACATAGTCCATCAAAAAGAATACATCGGCAAGTCCTTGAACCCCAATAGCGATTGCTCTTTGTTCCAAACCACCTTTTTTACCCTTTTCAGTTGAATAGGAGTTGATATCAACAACTTTATTAAGTGCTCTAACAATTTTTCTAACCTCACGACATAAATGTTCAAAATCAAATGTTTTATTCTTAACATAGTTTTTAACCACCACAGATGATAGTGTGCAGATAGCTGTTGTCTTTTCATCTGTAAACTGATAAATTTCGTTGCAAAGATTTGACTGTTTGATAACCCCAATGTTTTGGTGGTTAGTTTTTTTATTAGCGTTGTCTTTTGAACAAAGGTATGGTACACCAGTTTCAACTTGTGCTTCAATAACTTTAATCCATATTTCTTGAGCCTTTACTTTTTTACCTAAACCCATTTCTACGGCCTTATTGTAGTTAGCCTCATACTCATCCCCAAAACACTCCTGAAGTGGTTTTAAACCATTCTTAACGATGTCATTCGGGCAGAATAAATACCAATCAGTATCGTCTTCAACCGCTCTCATGAAATTATCTGGAATCCATAACGCTGTGAATAAATCTCTTGCTCTTAATTCTTCAGCACCTGTATTCTTTTTAATCTCAAGAAGATCAAAAATATCTTTGTGCCATGGTTCAACATAAATCGCAGCACTTCCTGGTCTACGACCTTGTTGATTAAAGAAACGAAGTGATTCATTTACAATTTTAAGGTATTTTAATAACCCACCAGCAAAACCACCAGATGTTTTAATCCTACTTTCTTTACTACGGATATTTGACATACATAATCCAATACCAGCTGCATCAGCAGAATAAACTGAAATATCTCTTAAACTGTCTAAAAGACCGTTTCTTGAGTCATCATTATTGTAATGTAATACACATGACGCTAATTGAGGAATTTTGGTACCAGAATTAATCATGATCGGTGTTGCTGGAGAAATGAATTGATTAGATAACGCTTCATAGTACTCAACCGCTTCTTCAAATGATTTAGTCACCCATAAAGCTACACGCATATACATGTGTTGTGGTCTTTCAATTTGTTTACCCAATGATGTTTTTGTTAAATACATCTCGTGTAAAGATCTCCAAGCAAAGTAATCAAATTGAAAATCTTTTTCGTGATTGATAACCGCATCCACATTATCAGCACCATAATCTTCGATCATTTTTATTAATTCATCATTGATGATGCTATCCTCAGCTAACAATTTCATTGTTTCGGTGAAGCTTGGGTTTGTTTCTTTATGATAAGATGATATGGCGATATTTGCAGCCAATTTACTGTAATCGTAATGACTACCAGTATATGATGCCGCTATTTCAGCCAACAACTTATCAATCTCTTTTGTTGTTACAACCCCTTCATTTGGTAATGAGGTAATCCCTTTTATAAAAATTTCGTCTGAACTAACTTTTAATCCTTTAGCCGCTTTTTTAATTCTCGTCAAAATTTTTGACGGATTAAACGCAGCTTGTTCATCATCACGTTTTTGTATGATCATTTTATTTTTTTTTATTTGTTTAATTTAATTTAAAAATTATCAGTAAAACTAAGCTTCTCATTCAATTTAGCTTTCTGATACTCTACTGTTCTTGACTCAAAGAAGTTACCTTTTGTTTCAACAGCAATTTGTTCCATGAATTTAAAAGGTTGTTCAACGTTGAACTCTTTTTTGCACCCAAATTTAACCAACAAACCATCTGTAACAAACTCTAAATATTGTTTCATTAAGTTTGAGTTCATACCAATAAGTGACACTGGTAATGACTCTGTGATAAATTCTTTTTCGATTTCCAAAGCAGATAATAAAATCTCTCTGATTCTACTTTCTGATGGTTTATTCTCAATGTGGTTGTTAATTAAGTTAATCGCAAAATCACAATGTAAATTTTCGTCTTTAAAAATAAGTGTATTTGCGTTGCATAAACCCTGCATCAAACCTCTTGATTTTAACCAAAAAATTGAGCAGAAAGATCCTGAGAAGAAAATACCTTCTACAGCCGCAAACGCAACCAATCTTTCTTGAAAAGAAGCGTTTTCAATCCAGTTCAAAGCCCAATTAGCTTTTTTCTGTACCGCTGGTAAATGTTCCAATGCCCTGAAACTTTCTAGTTTTTCTTGTGCATTTGATATGTACGTATCAATCAACAAAGAATACATAAGGCTGTGGATATTTTCCATGGCAATCTGAATCCCATAAAAGAACT